GAGCTGTCTGGCTCACAGAGAAAGGCTGAACTGCAGGCCATCAAGCAAACCGCTATTGACGCGAAGGAGCTTATCGTAGAACGCGAGAAGTTGCAGAATCTCGTAAAACAACTTCACGAAAATGGAGAAATCTCAGAAGAGAAAGACTACTCAGGAGGATTCGCAGAGCAGCACGCTCGGGGATAACTGGGTATTCATTTATTGGGATGACATTCCACCTACTGAAGAAGAGAAAGACTGATGGCTGGGTTAGTAAAGCATGCTGATTTTGACGGGTTTATAGTCAATATTTGCCAAGACGGAACTGCTGGAGAGGTGGAGGTCATTGGTGACCTCCCTATTCAGCTACCTGCCCAGCCAAGCAAAAAGAACATACTGTTTCACAACAAGCCCAAGTCAGAACAGTACTGGGTGCGTCAGGAGATGCCTGATGAAATTGCCAGAATTAAGGGCATGGACGAATGGATGGCCATGCCTGAGGAGTTTAGAAAGCGCCATACGGCGTACATCAGCCAAGAGTTTGAGCGGAGAAACAAGGGGGTCTGGTTCTACAACAATGGTGTTCCAACATACATTACCGGAGACCACTACTTCTTTCTCCAGTGGTCTAAGATTGACATCGGGTATCCGGGATTTCTTGCGTTCCAGCGATTGCTGTTTCTTCACATGGAGGCATGCAACGTAGACAACAGATGCCTTGGTCAGGTTTACGTCAAGTGCCGTCGTTCAGGGTACACGCAGATGTCCTCATCGGTGCTGGTGAACCGCGGTTCTAGGGTCAAGGATAAGCTGTTGGGCATTATGTCCAAGACCGGTAGCGACGCACAAGAAAACATCTTCATGAAGAAGGTGATGCCCATCTACAAGTCTCTTCCTTTCTTCTTCAAGCCAATCCAGGACGGTACCACCAACCCGCGGATGGAGCTTGCGTTCCGAGAGCCATCAAAGCGAATCACCAAGAAGGTAAAGACGGCAACACGTGGAGATGCGCTCAACACGGTAATCAACTGGAAGAACACAACAAACAACGCGTATGACGGTGAGAAGCTTCACGTTCTCTACATGGACGAGGCTGGTAAGTGGGAAAAGCCAAGCGATATTCGTGAGTCTTGGCGAATTCATCGCACCTGCTTGCTGGTTGGTAGAAACATTGTAGGAAAGGCTATTGTAGGCAGCACGGTAAACCCGCTAGACAAAGGCGGCCGACAGTTCCGAGACCTGGTGTACAGCAGCAACCCAAACGAAAGAAACGAAAACGGACGCACCAAGAGCGGACTTTACAGGCTGTTCATGCCGGCCTATGATTCTCTAGAGGGCTTCTTTGACATCTATGGGCATCCAATCGTTGAAGACCCGGAGGTGCCAATTCTTGGCATCGATGGAAACATGGTGACCATCGGAGCCAAGACCTTCTTGAAGAACGAGAGAAAGGCCCTGGTAAACGACAGCTACGAACTCAACGAGGTAATCCGACAGTTCCCTTTCACCGAGGCAGAAGCCTTTCGTGACAGCGCAAAGGCGTCTGTGTTTAACGTCCAAAAGATTTACGAGCAGATTCAGTACAACCAGGATTTGTACCCCAATCCAATCCTTACCGGAAATTTCGTCTGGAAGGACGGAAAGCAGGACACCGAGGTATACTTCAAGCCGGATGCAAATGGACGCTGGAGAGTGGCCTGGATGCCTCCATACGAGCTAAGAAACAAGCAGGGCCCGCAGAACGAATGGCTAGGTGTGGGCGGAGTTGACTCCTACGACATTGATGCTACCGTAGATGGCCGCGCCTCAAAAGGCGCGTGCCACATGTACAATAAATTCAATATGCAATACCCGGCAAATATGTTTGTTGCTGAGTACGCTTCGCGGCCTCCTCTTGCCAGGATATTCTACGAGGACGTTTTGATGGCGGCAAAGTTCTACGGTTACTCCATCTTGATTGAAAACAACAAGTATGGCATAGCTCGATATTTTGAGCAGAGGGGGTACGATGGTTATCTCATGAATCGTCCGGCACATCTTGGCTCTGGATATGGAGGAAGCACCAAAACAAAAGGTATTCCATCTAACTCACAGGACATCATTCAAGCACATGCCCAAGCCATTGAGGCATACATCCATTCTCACGTTGGAATGAACGAAGAGACCATGGAATTTGGGAAGATGTATTTTGACCGAACTCTTGAAGACTGGATAAACTTTAAGGTCGATGACCGAACGGCATTTGACTTGTGTATCTCTAGTGGACTTGCGCTTTTGGCAGCGCAAGGAGCCACTGTCAAAAAGGAGAAGACCAACTTTGATGTAAAGAAGTTCTTCCGCCCTGGTCGGGTCATCTTACGCTGAATCAAATAAGTATATTTGCATATTAGCCCATAGTGGATTATGCAAAGAGATTATACAGCAAAAGGTCAATCTACGTTCCCGGACCCGCTAGCGAGTACGGAAGAAAAGATGTCGCAATCCTATGGCCTTCAGTATGCTAAGGCCATGTATGCTCAGTGGATTGGGGTTGACTACAACAATTCATTGTACGGTCGCAGGTTCAACGAAATGCAGAACAACCGCGACTACGCTCAAGGAACACAGGATACGTCCATATATCGGCAAATCCTAAGTTCACTAGACGCGAACAACGGAGACGGAACGATGCTGACGCTGGACTACACTCCAGTTCCCATCATTCCCAAGTTTGTTCGCATCGTCGTAAACAAGATTCTGTCTCGCAAGCCGTATCCTCAGGTACAGGCAATCGACCCATTGTCTCGTAGCGAGAAGGACAAGAAGAAGAACGCAGCCATCCTTCACATCGAAAACAAGGAGATGCTTCAGGAGGCCAAGGCTCTTGGCCTGAATGTGCGTGTTGACCCAGACTCACTACCCGACACCCCAGAAGAAACTGAAATCTTCTTGGACACCAACGTTAAGACTGACGCTGAGATTGCTGCACAGATTGCCACCGACATGACCTTGACGTGGAATGACTTTGACGATGGAATCTTCCGTCGTTGCGTTGAGGACCTGGTGACTTGCGGTATTGCCATCACCAAGCGCACGAACGACCCGAACTACGGCATTCGCGAGCAGTACGTAGACCCGGCATACTTCATCCACAACTACACGGATGACCCCAATATGGCGGACTTGACCTACGCTGGTCACTTCCGAACGGTAACCATCATGGAGCTCAAGCGTCTTGCGGGAAACCAGTTCACTGAAGAGCAGTACCAGCAGATTGCCCAGACGGTGATGAATCGCTACGGAAATGACCCGTTGCGCTATGCCACCCAAGGATACAACTACGAGACCATCAGCAACCGCTACCGCTACGGATACGATGAGTACAAGGTCCAAATCATGGAGTTTGAATTCATGTCGGTAGACGACATCGTGTTCGAAAAGAAAGAGTCCAAGTTTGGCAACATCGGGTTCTACTACAAAGGCCACAGCTACAACGCCCCGCAGCAATCAGTATTCGACCGCGAGGCCGTGTACATGAAGAACGCTACCGTCTACGGTGGCGTGTACGTAATTGGCACTGAGCTGATGTACAACTACGGAGTTCAGAAGAACATCCCGAAGAACGTACATGATATCGCTCGTGCTCGCCTTTCATACTCTTGCGTAGCCACGAACCTTCGCGGTATGATTCCGAAGTCAATGGTGTCAAGCATTATTGGTTTTGGTGACATGCTTCAAATCACGCACCTGAAGATTCAGCAGTCTATCGCGAAGGCTAAGCCTGATGGACTTATCATTGACATCGAAGGACTGGAGAACGTACAGCTCGGTCGCGGTGGTGAACTTCAGCCTCTGGAGATTCAGGACATCTACGAGCAGACGGGTGTATTCTACTACCGCTCTAAGAATCCGGAAGGCGGGTTCCAAAACCCGCCGATTCGCGAGATTGGAAATGCCATCCGAAACATCCAGGAGTTGGTTGCATTGTACAACCACTACTTGCGTATGATTCGTGATGCTACGGGAATCAACGAAGTTGTTGATGCGAGCACTCCTAAGGCTGATGCGCTTGTTGGCGTTCGTGAGCAAGCTATTGCCGCCTCAAACAACGCCACCTACGACATCACGCACGCTTCTCAGGTTCTTTACAAGAAAGTCTGTGATGACATCGTTCGCTGTCTGCAAGTGATTCCGCCAAAGAGCGTCATCTACAAAGTCTATACCAATGCTATTGGTGACACCAACATGGCAATCCTTACCTCGTTCGACAATCTGTCCATGTACAACTTTGGTGTTGTAGTGATGGGAGAGATGGATGAGCGTGCCAAGATTTACCTTGAGCAGAACATCAACATGGCTCTTTCTCAAAAAGAGATTGACCTTGAAGATGCGATTGCCATCCGTCAGCTCCGCGACCCAGAGCAAGCGGAGCGCCTTCTGGTTGTTCGCCGCAAGAAGCGCATGAAGCAGCGCATGGAAGAGGCACAGCAGCAGGCTCAATTCCAAGCTGAAGCCAACGCTCAGGCAGCTCAGATTGCAGCCCAATCTACCATGCAAGCAGAACAGCTAAAGGCTCAGCTTGAGGCTCAGAAAATTGAGCTAGAAACGCAAGCCAAGGCACAGCTTATGGACTTGCAGTATGCCTACGAGATGCAGCTTCAGGAGCTCAAAAACCAAGGAGCTATACAGGCTCAATCTGTCCGTAGCCAGACTCAGGAAATGAATGATTTCATGAAGGAGAACCGAAAGGACGAGCGGATTGACAAGCAAGCAAAAGCCCAATCTAAGCTGATTGCTCAGCGCAAAGGAGAGAGCCCATCGTTCGACTCGGTATCAATAGAGGAACTAACTAACCAGTAAATTTGCGCTATGTCGTGTTGTAACGTCGCCCCTACCGCAGTAGTAAGTATTGCAACTCGTGTTGACATCGTTTGTTGGCGCGGAGACACGTTCGTCCTGACTGCCACTATTCAGGACGTAAATGGAACGGCTGTTGACCTTAGTGTTTACACTTGGAAAATGGAAGTACGAGAGTACGACAATGGTCCTCTTGTTATTGCAAGTTCAAACATCACGGTAACTGGCACCTCTCTTGGCGTTCTTACTGTTACCATCAGTGCTACCAACATGTTGGTGAATCCCGGCACGTACGTTTACGAAGTTCAAGCTACCAACCCAACCCCTAACCCCGACACTGTAACGACCTACTTGTTTGGTCAGTTCTCTGTAACTCAAGATATTACTGCAAACTAACATGGCTGGAGAAGTTGAAATTACGCTACCTGGTCCTCTCACTGTAGAGATTACCAATAATGGAGTTCAGCAGCTCCCTGGTTCGAAAGGAACCAAGGGAGCTAAGGGTGCATCTGGAGGTGCTTCTGCAAAAGGAGACAAGGGTGCCCCCGGAGCTACTGGTCCTGCTGGCCCTGCTGGCCCAAAGGGAGATACTGGAAGTCAAGGTCCCGCTGGACCTGCTGGAGCAAAAGGTTCTACGGGTAATCAGGGACCTGAGGGCGATAAGGGCGCCAAGGGCGCCCCTGGCGGAAAAGGAACCGAAGGCCAAGGCCAAAAAGGCGAGAAGGGTGCTTCGGGCGCTAAGGGTGCAGCTGGCCCTAAAGGTGCGACTGGTGCCGCTGGCGATAAAGGAGACAAGGGCGTTGGAGACAAGGGAGAGAAAGGACGTGACGGTTCTCCCGGACCCAAAGGTGACCAAGGTCCAAAAGGAACCGCTGGAACCAATGGAGACAAAGGAAATAAAGGAGAATTAGGAACCAAGGGAGACAAAGGACGCGATGGCTCACCTGGCCCTAAGGGTGACCAGGGCCCCAAGGGAACTGCTGGAACCAATGGCGATAAGGGAAATAAGGGAGAACTTGGAACGAAAGGCGACAAGGGCCGCGACGGTTCTCCTGGCCCTAAGGGTGACCAAGGCCCTAAGGGTACCGCTGGTACCAATGGAGATAAGGGTAATAAAGGTGAGTTAGGTACTAAAGGAGATAAGGGACGTGACGGTTCACCGGGTCCAAAGGGTGACCAAGGTCCTAAGGGAACTGCAGGAACCAATGGTGACAAAGGAAACAAAGGTGAGCTTGGCACTAAGGGCGATAAGGGCCGTGATGGTTCGCCCGGTCCCAAGGGCGACCAGGGACCTAAAGGCACCGCTGGAGCTAACGGCGATAAAGGCAACAAGGGAGAACTTGGAACCAAGGGCGATAAAGGCCGTGATGGTTCTGCTGGACCGAAGGGAGACCAAGGTCCTAAAGGAGATACCGGTACTACTGGTGATAAAGGAAACAAGGGAGAGGAAGGACTCAAGGGTCGTGACGGCTCTCAAGGACCCAAAGGTGATACTGGTATTCAGGGGCCCAAGGGGGACCAAGGCCCTAAAGGAAACACTGGAGCTGAGGGACAGAAAGGCGAAAAAGGCATTGGAGACAAAGGAGAAAAAGGCCGTGACGGCGCTACTGGCCCTAAGGGTGACCAAGGTCCCAAAGGAGACCTTGGACCCAAGGGAGACCAGGGCCCTAAGGGTGATTTAGGTCCTCAGGGAGATAAAGGTGGAAAGGGCGACCAGGGCGACAAGGGTCGCGACGGTTCTCAAGGACCCAAAGGAGATACTGGAATTCAAGGTCCCAAGGGGGACACCGGGGCTCAAGGTCCCAAAGGAGACCTTGGCCCCCAAGGTGCCACTGGTCCCACTGGACCCACCGGGCCTCAGGGAGATAAAGGAGACCAAGGCTCAAAAGGAGAAAAAGGTCGT